TCATCGCCCGTGGATGTCGGGTTGGCATCGCCCACGGTCTCGAGGTCGAGGACCTCACCGGAGGAGACGTCAAACGACGTGTCCGTAGAGAAGATATCATCGAGTGAGTCAGACGAGTCAGCCAAGTGCACCTCGCGAGTCCTATCCCGCAGCCATTGATCCGCTCAATGAAGCGATGCGCCCATAAAGTCGGCGGCACTCCGTCACTACGCAGACGGCGCGATGCGCCCGTACGTCGGCGACACGACCTTGCGGCACCAAGATAATCCAACGATCCCCATGTAAAGGCAAGAAAAATAAAGATGCGCGCATCGTATGGCTTGCCTTTACGATGGCTTCTTGCCATGATCGCCCTGCCGCGTCCGTAGCCCGGAGAGATCCTATGGCCACGGTGCTCACTGCTCAGGCTGACCCCAACTACCCTGTCTACAAACCCGAAGGCGGACTCGCCTTTGGCTATGGCGTCTATGAAATCGCTACCGCACTTTCCAAAGACGATCTCGTGAGTCTTTTTTATCTGCCGACCTGTCGCGTCACGTCCGGCTTCTTGCGCGCCGATGACCTCGACACAGGCACCGAAGCGATGGAGATCGACATCGGGCATACAGGACATGGATCTGTGTCCGCCGACCCTGACGCCTTCCTTAACTCCGGCGTCATCACCGGTGATGCGATCGCAGGGATCAAGCCCGAGGTGCAGATTTACATCCCCTTCAATGGCGTGCTCAAGGACGGCCCTCACGTCGTCACGGCCGAGGCGCTCGTCCAAGCCAAGATCGTCGCCGCAGCCAATGCCGGCGGTACCGGGACGATGTATGTCGGCGCATACTACCTCGAACCCCTCGGCGCATAAGGAGAGGTCATGACGACATTTAGCGCATCACGCGTGTCTACCAACTTATCCATCTACAGCCCTTTCCACGGACGCGTCGGGTACAACTACGGAGTCTATGAGATCGCAACGGCACTCGCGAAGAATGAAACTGTCGGGCTCTTCCGGCTGCCTAAGTGCAGGGTGATCGACGGCGCCTTTCGCGGCGATGCAATCGACACCGACACGTCCACGCCGCTGATGGAGATCACAATCGGCCACGAAGGAAATTCCGTCGACACGGCAGACCCCAATGCCTTTTTTGACTCCACCACCGATCCTCTTGATGGGGCGGCGATCGCGGGGCTTAAGCCCGAGACGCTCCTCTTTTACCCCTTCAACGGCGTGCTCAAGGACGGCCCTTATGCGCTGAGTGAGGAGACTGTGATCTCGGCCAAGTGCACCGCCGAAGAGGCTGCGGGCGGGACAGGCACACTACACGTCGGTGCGTACTATATCGAGCCGGCGAGCTAAGGGCACCCGGGACGTCGCGGCGCGTGTTTTCTCCTTTGTCGCGCGTAGCGGCGTCCCTGCCCGTTCACGCGATGAGGAGTGAGTTCCATGCCCTTCGACGATGACGGCCAGCCCCTAGACAATGACGAGTCTCTGCGCGAGATCAAAAAGTGGATCTCGGACTGGCACGACGCCACCGTGGAGGCGCGCAAGCTCTCCGAGCGTGACTCACAGTACTACCACGACAAGCAATGGACCGAAGAAGAGATCAAGGCACTCGATGAACGCCACCAGCCACTCGTTACGATCAATCGTATCAAGCCCAAAATCAATGCAATCCTAGGCCATGAAGTCCGTACGCGCGTAGACCCAGAAGCGCTCCCCCGCACGCCCCAGCACGAGGATGAAGCGCCCGCGATCACGGATGCCCTACGCTATGTCGCTGATCGTGAACGCTTCGACCAGATGCGCTCGCGCGTCACAGAGGACATGGCCATCCGCGGCTATGGTGGCGTTTTTGTCAACGTCAAGCAGTGCAATGACGGAAGCTACGAAGTAGAGCTCATCCGCTGCCCTTACGATCGCATCGTCTATGACCCTCACTCGTACGAGGAAGACTTTAGCGATGCGCACTATGTCGGGCTCGTGACCTGGCGCTACCGCGATGAGGTGCTCGCCGACTACGATGTCGATCCTGAAGTCGTCGACACCGCGCTCGAAGGATCGCAGGAAGGCGAAGACGACGAAGGGGGCACTCTGGACGATCGACCGCGCTTTGTCTGGGTGAATCGCAGACGCAAACGCCTACGCGTACTCGAGCTGTACTACAGACACAAAGACGAATGGTACGTCACGCACACAATCCGCACCGACTTCTTGCTGCCGCCGCAAAAAGTGGCTTTCGTCGACGAACGCGGCAAAACCGTCTGCCCGATCGTGCTCGTATCCGCTTTTATCAATGACGACAATGAGCGCTACGGGATCGTGCGCGCCATGATCTCAGCACAGGACGAGATCAACAAGCGCCGCAGCAAAATGCTGCACCTGCTCTCGACGCGCCAAGTCGGCTACGAAGAAGGCGCCTTCCTCGACCCAAACAAGGCGCGCGAAGAGCTGGCGAAGCCCGACGGTATGGTCGAATTCATGCCCGGCGGCATGGAGCGCTTCCAGGTACTCCAGACCGCAGACTTGGCGCGCGAACACTTCCAGCTCCTGCAGGAGGCCAAAAGCGAAATCGACTCCGTTGGGCCCAACGCGCAAATGATTGCTGACGCCAACTCCGGCCGCGAATACCAGGCGCGCCAACAAGCCGCAACGCTCGAGCTCGATCCATTTTTCGATAACCTTCGTGACTGGCAACATCGTGTCTTTGTCGCGATCTGGCAGAGGATCAGGCAGTTCTGGCGCGCCGAGACCTGGATGCGCGTGCGCGATGACGCTACCCACAAGGGCTATCGCTTTGTGGCACTCAACCGGCGCATGACCCGACTCGAACGTCTCAGCGATCTCGTGGAGCACGGCACTGAGTTCGACGATGCGCTGCGCTCGCTCGGTGACATCGAGGCCGGGAAGGTATGGATCGCAGTGCAGTCCCAGGCCCAGCAAATGAGCGCCCAAGCAGAGCAGGCAGGGCAGCCCATCGAGCCGCCTAGCCCAGAGCAGCTGCAGCAGACTGCTATGGCGCAGATGGCACAGCTTCCCTCAATGCAGATGGAGTTTACCGCCAACGACGTCACGCGCCTCGATGTCGACATTGTGCTGTCGATCGCGCCAGACACGGCGGTCGTCGAGCAAGAAGAGTTTGAGCGCCTGGCGGCCCTTGCACAGCTGCCAGGGATGCAGATCCCCCCTGATGTGATCATCGAAGCATCGCAGCTGCGCACCAAGCGCAAGCTGCTCACCATGCTCGAAGATGCGCGCAAAGAAGACCCCGCCGCAGCGCAAGCCGCGCAATCCCAGGCGCAGATGCAGATGCAGCTGCTGCAGGCCCAGGTCCAGCTACTACAGTCGCAGGCAGCCGACAATCAGGCGCGCCAGCAAGAGCGCGCAGCAGCGGTACAAGAGAAGCTGGCCAAGACGCAGCTTGCGATCCCCGCTGAAGCCGAAAAAGACATTGCCATCGCACGCCGACACGAGTCAGAGGCTGTCGGCGAGCTCCAAGCGCAGCGACTCAAGGATAGTGATATAGGATCTCCAGCCGCACTCACCCCACCGAATGAGTGAGCGAGATCCTGTCGCGCAGTACCTGCCCGCTGGTCTGCGCGTGCTCTTTATCGGCGGGAGTGGCAAAAGCGGGACGTCTTCAGCCAAAAAACAAATAGCTGAGCACCCTAAGTGCTTTGCGGTCCCCTTCGAATCCCAGCCCTACCCCATGCATCGAGGACAGTGGGCCTACTGGTGCAAGCACGTGCTCGGTGTCTACGGCCGCGAGGCGAAAGAGAAAGGCTGCAGCTGGCTGGTGGAGAAGTCGCCCGGGAATGCACTCTATGCGGCAGAACTATGCTGTCGCGTCCCTGGCTCGCTGTATCTGCACGTGTGCCGCGAGACGCAAGCTACGCGCAAAAGCCTTATGCGCTTTGGCGAAAAGGCCGGGGTCATGCCGATCAAGCAGCTGGGAAATCCCCGCGGCATATGCGCGATCGACGCCTACCTCACGTATGTGTCTATCATGGCCGAGTGCGCCGAATACAATCTCGGGCCTCGCTATCGCAAGGTGCGCATCGAGACACTGGACCCCCAAGAGGTATGGCGCTGGATGGGACTGCCTAATACTGCCTAATACTGCCTAATACTGCCTAATACTGCCTAATACTGCCTAATACTGCCCGGACGGCACTATATCGTGCGCCATGAGTCCAGGCGCGTGACCGGCCGATAGCGCGCCGAGAGTTTGCGTTCTGTTTTGGGCGGCGTGAAGTAAGCAGGGTTGGCTTGATCGATCGCGAGACACATCAACGAGATCACGTCAAAGGCGTCGTCATGCGCGCCAGCGGGGAAGTCGACACACTGGTCGATCACGCGCTCTGCCCAGGCGCTTTGTTTGGGGAAACGAATTTTGCCCATCGCTGCGCGCGCCTGGAACGCACGACCGCGCGTTGCCTTGTCAGAAATTGGGTTGATCCATTCATTGACGCAGTAGATTCGTCGCTCTTGTTGGCGCTTGAAGAGGAAGGGCTGTACCGCGTGACGGATGACTCCCCCCTCGCCGAAGACAGCGACTGGCTTGTACTTGCGTACGAGATCAAGACGCGCATCGATCCATACGTCGGCGGTGGTGCGCCCCTGCCACCAGTCTACAACATAAATCGTGTGGTCTGGCGCTACCGCGAAGACGCCGTGCTCCGTCGCGTCTGCGTCATCGCCTTCCTTCGGCTCCTTGACCGCAAAATCGCTCGCCAGGTAGTAGCGGACGCCGCGAGGTATCTCTTCGTAGCGATCCTCGAGCCACTCGCGTCGCATGTACGTGCCCTCTTCTGTCGTCGGCTCCTGCTGGTACAGTGAGGTCCAGTCGCGCAAGCGATTTGCTTTGGTGTACATCTCGCGCTTCGCGCGCATTTCCTCGAGGGGGAACCACTCGGGCCACAGCGCTTGCTCCTCGCCCGTGCCCTCGTTGAGGATCCCTGGGAGCTTCACCCGCGTCCAGTCGTCGGTGGGGAGCGCTCGGGCAACTAAATCGTCTTTGTTCCATCGGGTCATGATAATCACGATTGCGCCCTTGGGCATGAGACGCGTGTATACCGTCGAGAGGTACTCTCTCCACACGCGATTGCGCAGCGCTGCAGAGTCAGCAGACTCGCGATTTTTGAAGGGATCGTCGATCAAGAAGACGTGCGCGCCATGCCCTGTGATCCCGGACATGATCCCCGCCGAGATATAGATCCCGCCATGAGTCGTGTCCCACTGCCCTTGGCCCCGCGTCTTCTGC